AGAGTAAGTATCGCCAGGTTCTCGAGTCTGTGATTGCGCAAGAGGAGAAGCTGGCTGAAGTGAAAAAGATGCACGACGAAGCTGTCGCTCGTGTTGCCCAGACAGCTGAGTGGGTCAAATTCAGTGAAGCCAGCCTGAAAAATTACCAAGACAGGCTGGCGGAGATCGAGGCAAGGCTTACTGCATCAGAATCCTAGGCAAGCGGCTAAAGTATTGGGATACATATCAGGGCCTCGCAGTGCTTTTTCTTTCCTATCCAGGTCGATAACAAGCACTTGATCCCACGACTCAATGAAGTCTGTTTCGAAGTACAGCTTGTCGCAGATGCTCTGAGCTGTTCCTGAAGCACTGATAGCGTAGAAGGAAGATGTCTCTTCCCAGAATTTGTCTGCGATTTCGTTCACTTTTTTCGTGAAGGAGTCATATCGATCCTGGTAAGTGTCGTCGCTCTTGATGCGGAACGTGATTACAAAATGTCCCATGGTTCCATCCTATGTCGCGGTTGTAGGAATCACGACGATAGCACGGAGCCATATGCCCGCCTCTCAGCGGGCTTTTTTATTCCAGTCATGCCCACCACGGAGTCGAGCGCATGGAGTTTTTACAGCGCCTGTTCGAAAAGCTCGACTGGGCATTCGCTGGACTGTTGGGCGCGATCGCCGCCAGTTTCTGGCACCGCGATGACTTGGTAGATCGAAAGGCCTGGGCCATCTTCATTTTCTCGGGGGCTGTCTGCGCGCATTACCTGACGGGCTTGATCAGTTCCTACTTCGGTGTGGTCGAACCGCGCAGCGTTGCGGGTGTCGGCTTCCTACTCGGCACGTTCGGCGGTTCACTCATCGCCGCAATCACTCGCGCCATCAAAGCCGCTGACCTCTGGGCGTTCATCCGCCAGCGGTTCGGGGGAGGCAATCCACCATGAATTACGAAACGGTGAACGCAGTTGCCTGCGGATTGATCGGTTTGTGGGCGACCTGGTGTGTGCTGAGCGGGAAGGTCCGCGACGGAGTGGTGGGCAAGATCATCTACGCCGCAATCGCGATCAGCGGGTACGCAATCCTCGCCCGCAACGATCACTTCATTCTGCCGCCTACCGCCGCCGGAGTGACACTTCATGTGTCCCTGGCACTGGCAGGCATCCGTCACATCTTCATAGTTACCTGGTGGCAGCGGGTGAAGGTTTGGCTCTGCCGCATGCTGAACTGTGAGCATTGCGCGGCTAGGGATAAGCATTGAGGGATGGGTAACGCAGATTGCCGGCATCCATAAGCGGTAGTCGAGTCATTACCAGTCCGGCACTAGGTTGACCCGAGATGAGTCAGCTGTGGCGAGACGAGACAGCCCTTCATTCAGGTGATGGCAATGGGCTTCTGCCTGTACAGCCTGTAAGAAATTTCGATTCACCGCCTCACCGGTACGGATGTCGACGATTCGGTAGTAGAAACCGTTCAAAACACCGTGAGCGGGTCGCTTTTGCACGATGAAGACTTCCCCCATGATCCCGCCCCTATTGGTCAATCCATTCACCTTAATCGCTGATGGGTATTTATCAAGGACGGTGGATGAATGGCAGTTTTCGTAAAGCGGGATGCGTTCGTTAAGACGCGGTTTACGAATCAGCAAATTGTGCCGCGACGTTTGAATGAGGTGTGCCGCAGGTGAATGCGGCACAGGGAGATCAAGAGGTTGAGTACTCGAGATACAGTTTTTCGAGAGCTTCTTGGTACTTGTCCCCCGATAGAGATTTTTTCAGGGCTGCAAGGATTTCGAGTGCTGAAGCTGCCGCAATCGCCTCGTTTTCTCCCCTGTTAGCGGCGCGCAGTCTTGCAGCTGCAATTATCGACTCTTCGGTCGTTGGCATGTTGTTGCCCTCGAAGGATTGAACCTCACTGATAGTCTCAACCCGCAACAATTTCAAGCATCAGAGAATCCCTATGAAAACCAAGCAACCCGACTGGGAGGCGATCGAACGTGCCTACCGGGCCGGCCTGCTTTCCATACGTGAGATCGCATCAACACAGGGCATCACCCACGGCGCCATCAACAAGCGCGCCAAGCGGGATGGCTGGGAGCGAAACCTCAAGGCAAAGATCCAAGCCAAGGCCGACGCGCTGGTATCCAAACGCACGGTATCCACTGAGGTATCCAGCAAACTGGCGGATACCGAAAGAGAGATCATCGAGGTCTACGCTGAGGTCATTGCGAACATCCGCATGGCTCACCGTGGCGACATCTCTCGCGGCCGGCGCCTAACGAACAAACTGCTGGATGAGCTCGAAGGGTTGACCGACAACCGCCATCTGTTCGAAGAGTTGGGCGAGCTGATGCGCTCCGAGGACGACAACGGGCAGGATAAGCGCAACGACCTGTACCAGAAGATCATCGATCTACCAGGTCGCTCCAAGACGATGAAGGAAATGGCCGAAACGCTGAGGACCCTGATATCCCTGGAGCGCCAAGCCTACGACCTCGATACCAAGAGTGGTGGCAACGACGCCGACGAGCTCTCGAAGCTGATGGACGATCTATCGAAGGAAGCCTGACATGAAGCCCGAGCACTTGAAGCTGCTCCGGGATAAACGTTGGCGTCTGAACAACCTCTACTTCATCACGGACAAGCAGGGCAAGAAGGTCCGCTTCCGGATGACGGACGAGCAGATCGAATACTTTGACGGGATGCACACCCGCAACATCATCCTGAAGGCCCGGCAACTCGGCTTCACCACCGAGTGCTGCATCATCCAGCTGGACGCGGCGTTGTTCGAGTCGGCCAAGTGCGCGCTGATCGCTCACACCCTGAACGACGCCAAGCGCCTGTTCCGGGAGAAGGTGAAATACGCTTACGACAACCTGCCGGCGGAGATTCGTGCGGCCAACCCAGCGAGCAATGACGCCGCCGGCGAGTTGGTGTTCAGCAAGGGCGGGTCGATCTACGTCAGCACCTCGTTCCGGGGCGGCACCTTGCGTTACCTGCATGTGTCCGAGTTCGGGAAGATCTGCGCCAAGTTTCCACACAAGGCCCGTGAGATTGTCACCGGCGCCTTTGAGGCGGTCGCCACCGACTGCTTCGTCACGATCGAGTCGACGGCAGAGGGTCGGGCGGGCTACTTCTTCGATTACTCGCAGAGCGCCGAGAAGCAACAACTTTCCGGCGTCCCCCTGGGTCTGTTGGATTGGAAGTTCTTTTTCTTCTCCTGGTGGAAAAACAAAGCTTACTGGCTTGATCCCACCGATGCGGTCATCCCGCAGCGTCTGACTGACTACTTCAAAGAGTTGGCCGCCAAGCACGGTATCAACACGAATCCCGGCCAGCGCGCCTGGTACGCAGCCAAGGAAAAGACACTCGGCTCGGACATGAAGCGGGAATACCCGTCGATACCGTCCGAAGCCTTCCAGCAGTCGATCGAGGGCGCGTATTACGCCCAGCAGTTCACCAAGCTCTATGCAAGTCAGCGCGTAGGTGTGCTGCCGAACAACAGCCATTTGCCGGTGATGACCTTCTGGGATATCGGCGTCGGCGATTCCACGGCTATTTGGTTCGTTCGTCAGGTCGGCGAAGAGTTCCACATCATCGATTACTACGAGAACAGCGGTGAAGGCCTGCGGCACTACATGAAGGTGCTCAAGGATCGGGGTTACACCTATTCCGAGCACTGGGGGCCGCACGACATCGACAACCGCGAGTTTGGTAGCGATGCCAAGACCCGCCGCGAGCTGGCCCGTGAGGGCTACGAGATCGACGGGCAGAAATACAGCATGACGTTTCAGGTGGTCCCCAAGCTCGGCATCAACGACGGAATTGAGCAGGCTCGCGAGATCCTGCCCAAGTGCGCCTTTGACGAATCCAAATGTGAGGAAGGGATTGCCTGCCTTGAGAACTATCGCAAGGAGTGGGACGACAAGCGCGGTTGCTGGAAAGACAAACCGCTTCACGACTGGACGTCTCACGGCTCCGACGGATTCCGGTACTTCGCTGTCGCCAAGAGCGCAAGGAAGCCGGTCAAATCAATCAAAATGGGATTCGCACGCTAATGGCAGATGTCACATACACCCGCCCGGAGTACGACGCGGCACAGTCCCGTTGGCGGCTGGTGCGCGACGTGTGCAAGGGCTCCGAAACAGTCAAAGCCCGAGGCGATGTCTACCTGCCGAAGCCGAATCCGCACGACATCAGCCAGGAGAACGTTGAACGGTACAAGGGCTACAAGCAGCGCGCCGTGTTCTACAACGCCACCGGCCGGACAAAACACAGCCTCGTCGGCGCAGTCTTCCGCACCTGGCCAACGCTGACCGTTCCGGGTGCTCTCGACTACGTGTCGAAGGACGTCGACGGTCAAGGCGTAAGCGTTTACCAGCAATCGCAATCGGTGATTGGACACCTGCTCGAAGTTGGTCGTCACGGCCTGCTGGTGGATTACGCTGCCGTGAAGGCCGGCACTGTGAGCAAGGCTGACGAACAAGCAGGTCGAGCGCGCGCGAGCGTTGCCAGTTACACGGCCGAGTCCATCAGGAACTGGAAAACTCGCAAGGTCGGTGGTCAGCACCTGCTGAGCCTGGTCGTCTTGCGCGAAGAGGTGGACATCGACACCGATGACGGCTTCGGCAGTGACAAGGTTGTTCAGTATCGAGTGCTGCGCCTGGACGATACCGGCATTTACACGCAGGAAGTCTGGCAAGAGAGCAGCAGCGAAACATCAATGATCACCGCGCCTTTCACGCCGCTGAATGGCCTTGGTCAACCGTGGAAACTGATCCCATTCCAGTTCCTCGGCAGCGAGAACAACGACACCAGCATCGACGATTCGCCGCTGTACGACATGGCCGTGCTCAACATCGGCCATTACTGCAACAGCGCGGACTATGAAGACTCGGTGTGGTTCTCTGGTCAACCGCAGTTCTGGATTTCTGGTCTTGATGAGGCTTGGCGCGATCACCTGGAAGCGAACGGCATTTATGTGGGGTCGCGGGCTCCGCTGACGCTTCCGGCGAATGGTTCTTGCGGCTTTGCCCAGCCCGAGCCGAACACGCTCGTCAAAGAGGCCATGGATGCCAAGAAAGAGGACATGGTCTCGCTCGGTGCCAGACTGATTGAGCGGGGTAGCGCAGTGAAGACCGCAACCCAGGCCGACAACGACAACGCCGCCGAACACAGCGTTCTGTCGCTGGTGGTCAGCAACGTCAGCGAGGCCTACAGCCAATGTCTGGTCTGGATGGCCGAGTTCGTCAATGCCACGGGCGAAACGCTCTACAAGCTCAATCAGGACTTCAGCCAGATCACCCTGGACGCGACGATCCTCTCGGCACTGTTCAACGCGGTGCAGGGCGGCAAGCTGCCGGCGGGTGACTTCTGGCAGTACCTGCGCGATCGCGGGGTTATCGATCCCGAGAAGACCGACGACCAGATCCGCGACGAACTGGAAACCGAGAATCCCGGTCCCGACCTGAACGACGATGAGGTAATCCCGAATGGCGGCCAACCAGGCAATCCTTGATGCCACTATCCGACATGCCGTCTTCCTCGAGCAGCTGAAGTCGGGGGAGGTCGCCAAATTCGCGCCGTTCCTCAAGGAGATCGACCGCTCGATTCGCGAGCGGCTGACCCGTGCCGACCTGACGGATTACACCGTGGCCCGCCTGGAGCGGCTGCTGAGTGAGGTGGATAGCCTGCTGCTCGGCATCTTCAACCGGTACAGCGAGAAGCTGAACCTCGATCTAGTAGATATTGCCAACTACGAAGCCGAGTTCGAGGCGACCAGCCTGACCCGCGCGGCGCCAGTGGGGGTGTCGTTTGATGCGGCGGTGCCCGGTGCTGCTGCCGTGCGGGCAGCAATCCTCACTAACCCACTCAGCGTGCGCGGTGCGGATGGCGGGACGCTGCTGAAGACCTTTATCGATGGCTTCACTACCACCGAGCGGCAACGCCTCACTGGCGCAATCCGGCAGGGCTTTTTCGAGGGCCAGACCAACTTCCAGATCATCAAGAACATCCGCGGGACCAAGGCGCTCAAGTACAACGACGGCATCCTGGCCACGACCAATCGCAACGCCGGCGCCATCGTGCGGACGGCGGTGCAGCACGTAGCTACTCAGGCGCGAATGGAGGCGCTGAAGGAAAACAGCGACATCGTTCAACAGATCGAGATTGTCGCCACTCTGGATAGCAAAACGTCTCAGCAGTGCAGGTCACTGGATGGTCGCCGATTCCCGCTCGACTCTGGGCCAAGGCCACCTTTCCATATCAATTGCCGGACAACGTTCGTGCCTGTGACCAGTTTCAGTGCCTTGTTCTCCAAAGGTGCCACACGAGCTTCCATCGGCGCCGGCGGTGCCCAGCAGGTGAGGGCAGACCTCAGTTACTACGACTGGCTTAAGCAGCAGCCGGCGGCGTTTCAGGACAAGGCCATTGGCCCGGTCCGCGCCAAGTTGTTCCGCGAAGGCGGCCTGAGCGTCGAGCGCTTCTCCGAACTGCAGCTTGACCGCAATTTCAAACCACTGACGCTTGTACAGATGAAGGCTCTTGAACCACTGGCGTTCGAGCGGGTGGGCATCAAGTAACGGCAAACCAACTGGCGGGACCAAGGCGCTGCTTTGAGTCTGCTGCCTGCTCAAGGGTGAGCGTGTCGTTGTTTCGTGATCGTTGACGGAGGGAACGGATCTGCATATACAGTCC